TCTTTGTATCCTGAAAAAGTAACTTTAAAAGGCATTATAGGTATTATCGCTTATCAGCAGCCATTAACTTCAAGAGCACCTACTCAAAACAATCCTGCATTGCCTTTAGTATCAAATCTTCAACCTACATTTACTGAAGGTACTTTGCAGGCTATTGCTCAATCTTCCGCTCCTACTGTTAATTCAGTAGCTCCAGCCGTAACAAGTCTTTATCAATATTATCTAGGTGCTGGAAATCAGGGTAAAAATAATCAGCAAGCATCTTTAGAAACAAGACAAGAGCAGATTGTGGGATTTTTGTATCAATTATGGAAAGGTCGCCAAATATTTACAGTTGAGACACCTTGGGGTATTTTAACTCAAATGGCTATTGAGTCTTGCGAACCAATGCAAGATGAGACCACGGAAAATCTTACATATATTTCTATAACATTTAAAAAGTTAAGATTTGCTGGAGAAGTTATAAGCCAAACAAGTACAGTTGTAGGAAGGCTAGGGGCTGCTGAATTTGAAGTTAATCCATTTGTTCAAGGCAATACGGCTCAACAACAAATTACCACGCAGGCACAAAATCAATTAACACAAAACTGGATAGCTCAATCTTTGTTTTATTCTAAAAACAAAAATCCTTAAGTTATGCAAAAAATATCAGGAATTACAGACGCTCCATGCCAAATATTTAGTTTGGCTATACCTGATGGTTCTACCGCAAATATTACCATTGCATATAGACCTGAACAACAAGGTTGGTTTTTTGATTTATATTGGAACGCTAAAAGCCCTCAGTTTCAAATACTGGGCAGAAGAATAACAACATTCCCTAATCTTTTAAGACAATTTGAAACACAATTAAGTTTTGGTTTGGCATGTGTAACAAGCGATGGATATGAACCATTAAATCTTAATGATTTTCAATCAGGATACGCTACTTTTTATTTATTAGATCAAACTGATATTGCTACTATCGAAAGCTCTGTCTTTGTTGGCTCGTGAAATTAAATCGCATATACAATTTGCAGGTACAGGTTGGCCCTTACACTAAGCCAGAAAAAGGAAACACCAAAGGTGCGAGTTCTTCGCAGCCATATGTGTCTTTTGCGACTAAATATGTAAACATTAAGTTGCCGTTTACTTTAGAGTTTACTGTAAGACGTGAAAATTTAGCTACTGCACAGACGGCTAATTTTAAGATTTATAATTTAGCTCCTAAAACTAGAGATCAAATCTACAAAGAATGGTTTGATGGCTGGAAATATAGCGGTATTCAATTATCAGCAGGGTATAAAGATAATTTCATACCTATTATTTTTACAGGAACAGTAAGGCAGGCTTACACGCAACGTACAGGCCGTACCAATATGGTTACGGAAATTGAAGCTTATGATGGCGGTTTCGCACAAGCAAATAGCTATTCTAATATAGCTTTTAGCCCCGGAGCTTCCATGAAGGAAGTAATTACTCGTTTAAATTCTGACCTTATCGGAGCTTATCCAACACCTGTTATTGGAAATATACCTACAATAATAAATCAAAGAGCATCGGTTTATACTGGCCCTACTTTTAATCTTTTACAAAAAATTAGTCCTGTAGGAACTAATATAACTATAGATAACAATCAGCTTAAAGTATTAGGCAATAATGATGGTTTCTTGGTTAATGAAACAATTTTTAATATAAACTCTAGTACGGGTCTTTTAGATGTACCTATCCGTGAAGGTGTGTTTATTAAATGCAAAATGCTTTTTGAGCCTCGTTTAACTATTGGTCAAATAGTCAGACTTACGAGCGAAGACCTTCCTCAGTACAATGGCGATTATCCAGTACAAGGATTAGTCCATGAAGGAATTATATCAGATGCCGTAAATGGCCCTTGCACCACTACTGTAAGCCTATACTTAGGGCCGGGTGGGGTTAAATACATAACAGGCGGAGTAACCTTACCTTCATAATGTCATCAGTTACAAACATAGCCAATACATTACCAAGGTCTGCTCCAGACCTAAAGTTATTGCTTTCTCAAGTAACAAGAGAGCTATCTGCTGGTTTGGCAGTTGCACAAACTGCTACTATAAATAAGTTTTATTCAGATACGCAAACTGCTGATGTTCAAATAAATATGTCCATGATTCTTCAGTATCTTACTGATGACAATGGGAACAATCAGCCTGTTTTAGCTTCATATCCACCCTTTGCAGGAGTGCCAGTTATAACTTTAGGTGGCGGTGGAGGTGCAGTAACTTTTCCTATTACGGCTGGCGATCAATGCATGTTAGTGTTTATTGATCGTGATATTGATAATTGGTGGCTATCGGGAACGCAGGGATTACCGCCTAATACGACTAGATTACACAACTTTTCAGATGCAGTTGCTATAGTTGGTCTTAGAAGTAAAACCAAAAGCCTTTCTAGCTATTCTACGACAGATACTCAGCTTTATGGCCCTGCTGGTAATACTGGCCCTACTGTTTCATTAGATAGTTCCAAGGTAGGCATTTATAATGCCTCTACGAGCCTATTGACTGTAATGAATGATATTATTACTGCTCTAAGAGCATTAAATGGCAAAACTGGGCCAGATTGTACTACTCAGATAAATGCAGCTAATGATGCTATAACTTCCTTACTTAAATGAGTGCACCATCAATGATTTTCAGGGGTTTAACCCCGACAGGAGACTGGGTATTCGGTCAGGGAAATAGTAGCTATTTAACCAATAATGCTGCCATAGCTTTAAATATACAGACTGCTTTAAAATTATTTTTAAACGATGCTTTTTGGGCAGCTAATCAAGGAATTGATTGGATCAATCTATTAGGCAATTTAAACACGGAAAACGCTATTTTAACTCAAATTCGCAATACTATAGCTAATTGCTATGGGGTTGTTCAGATAACGAGCGTAAATGCAAATCTCAATCGTTCGCAACGATTGTTGACCGTAAGTTATAACATATCCACCATTTATTCTACAAATATCTCAAGTTCGACATCGCTATCCATTTAACGACGATGCCCAACTAATAGATTCTTATTCCCAATACTATTGATTCAAACGGCCTTCAGATCCAGACGATTTCGGAAATTATAAGCGAAATCGAGTACGGAACTGTCGATTATCCGGGCTATCTGACAATTTTTCCGGGAGCAAATGTTAATGCTAATTCTCCAGATTCAAATTTAATTAATATCTTCGCACAGGCTAAATTGGATATGCTTCAATTTGCCGAACAAGTTAATTCACAATTTGATCCTGATCAGGCAGTAGGTACAATTTTAGATGCTCGTTGTGCTATTAATGGCGTTGTTCGTTTAGCTGGTAGTTACACACAACAACAAATACAGATTACTGTTTCTGCTCAAGTTACTTTATACGGATTAAGCAGCACACCGACATCTCCTTTTACAGTAGCAGATGCTCAAGGTAATCAATATCAACTTTTATCTGATGTCACTATTACCAATAGTACTTATCCTTATACAGGTAGTTTTGCTTTTCAAGCAGCCTTAATAGGGCCAGTTCAATCTGCTGCAAATACTATAACAAATATAGTTACTGTTACTTCAAACGTAACTGCGGTTAATAATAGCTCTATTTATACTACATTAGGTCAAAACGAAGAAACCGATGCCGAATTAAGACTTCGTAGATCGTTATCTGTTTCATTACCATCTAAAGGCTATTTAGCAGGATTAGAAGGTGGTTTGCTTACAATTAATGGAGTAAGTTATGTACAGGTTTTAGAAAATACTGGAAGTACTGTAAATGCTCAAGGTGTAGCACCTCATGGAATTTGGGTTACTGTAGCCACAACGCAGGCATTAACCAGCATACAATCTAACAATAAAACATTAGCTTATAATATAGCTAATGTAATTTATAACAAAAGAAATGCAGGTTGTGCTCAAACTAATACAGGTTCAGGTGCTACGGCTACGGCGGTAGCTTCAGGATCTACGGTTACAATAACTGTAGGATCTGGCGGTACTGGATATATTTACCCACCATTAGTAACTCTAACAGGTGGTGGTGGAACTTATACATCAGCTACGGCGACAGTTGTTTCAGGAGTAGTTACCGCAATCACAGTTTCAGGAGCTAGTGGATATACATCAAATCCTACAGTAAGCATTAATCCATATACAACAAAAGTTGATATTACGCAGTTAGATGGAAATATATTTCCCGTTTATTTTGATGCTCCTATAATTAAAAACATTTATTTTAAAGCACAAATAGATGCTTTAACTGGACTTGTTCCGACATTAAGTAACCTTGCTACAGAACTTGCTTCATTAACAAGTTACGGAATAGGCCAATCTGCTGCTGCAAGTTCTCTTACTCAAACATTACTAACATTAGCACCAAACTGTTATGTAAGTAATGCTTTTGTTTCTTTTGATAATACTACTTGGGTATCAATACTAAACGTATCATCACTTTTAGTATCAGGCGTTCCTATTGCTTATCAATTTAGCTTACCTGCTAGTAATATCACTCTAACAAGCTAATGTCACAAACTGCTCCAGTCTGGAATACATCGGGTGCTCCTACTACAGGGCAGACTCCTTCGACTAATTTGGTCGAATTAAGCAATTATTATGTAGAGCGATTAATTTATCAATATTCAGATCAAACTAATGCACAAAGATTAACTGCATTAATGGTTAAGCAGGCTTTAGCTGATGATATTTTTACTGCTATAGAATTGGCATATAATATTGATACTGCGGTTGGACCACAATTAGATGTTATTGGTAAATATGTAGGTGTTCCTAGAAACATAAATCCAGTATCCCCATCTCCTTATTTCTTTGGATTTATGAATTATGCTGGCGGTGGAAATACCAATGGTTTCCGTAATTATGCTCAAAATACAAACATACAAGGCATATGGGAAACTTATGCTACATCAGTAGCTCCCAAAACCGACTTAAGTGATATACAATATAGATTAGTTATCCAGCTTCAGATTATTTTAAATTATTGCGATAATACATTAGCATCTATTGAGAATTATCTAAATCTTTTACTGCCCGGATTCGTTACGCTTACAGATAATCAAAATATGACAATAACCTATACGGTATCAAGTGATGTACCTATAGGATCAGCATTATTGACAGAATTTTTACCTTCACCTATGGGTGTTGGAGTAAATGTAATTATCATAAGCATAGGTAGTACTCGTGTATTAAGCGACGGAACTACGGGTAGAATAACAAGCACAGGTGGTATAAGAGTTACATCAGCAGGAACTTAAAATCATGGCTAACGAAAGAATTATACAAATTAACGGTGGTACGAGGTTAAACAACTTGCGTAGTACCAATGACGTAATGGAGCTAGATAACTCAAGCCTTGGTTCTGCACAGATATCTGCTGCTGCTATGGCAGGCGGTATAGTTCTTGCGTATGGTAAAACTTCATTAAATCCAGCCAATTTAGTTTTAGGATCTACTAGTATTTATACTGTTGGATATGGCACGTCTATTACACCAACCCCAACATATGTTAGCGCATCTGTAATGTGCACATCTGGTAATTTGACTACATTGTTTGCTAATGTTGTATCAGATTCAATTACATCATCTGGTTTTTCGGTAGCTTTAAGTGCCCCAGTTTCAGACACCACTCACACATTAGTTTGGATAGCATATGCTTAATATGAAATACATTAAATATCTTTTATTGGCTTTAATGCCATTGGCGGTTTTTGGTCAAAACACACCAATTAATAATCCTATACTTACAGGTAATATATCAATACCTGCGGTAACTAATAATCTTACTTATGTTAATTCGTCACATAATTTAGTTACATTAGGACTTGGTAGTGGGTTAACTTTATCAGGAGGTGTATTAACTACAAATAATAGTGGCGGTGGTTCGGGTGTAAGCCAAATTATTGCTGGTGCAGGAATTTCTATTAGTCCTTCTGGAGGAACTGGTATAGTAACTATTAATTCTACGGGAGGTAGCGGTGGTGGCATTAATTCTGTTACTGGTACAGCAAATCAAGTATATGCAACTACAACTAACGGAAATGTTGTATTAACAACACCTCAAGCAATATCCGCTACAAGCAATGTACAATTTAATGCTATAGGCGTTGGTGGCGGAATTGGTTATAATTCTGCTATTTCAATAGACGGTACAATAAATTCTACCAATGTCGGAGGAAGTAATGGAATTAATATAATTCCAAATTTACAAATTACAGGAACCGATTATTACGCTAATGGCATTGCAATTAATCCAAGTCTTTCAACAAGTTCTTGGACTGGTGCTTCATTATCTTATCAAGGTATTCTCTTATATACTCCATCAATTGTTGGCACAAATCATTTTACTGTTTCGTCTCAATTGTTTATAAATCAAGCACCATCAGCTTCAAATGCAACATATGGTATATGGCAAAACGGAACAGATCAAAATTTATTTGGTGGATCAATTACGACAACATCTAGTTTAACTGGAACTGGAATCACTTCTACAGGTAGCGTAGGAACAGGCTTATATATTAACAATTCAAGTAGTGTTGCTGGTCCGGGTTATCCTTATGGAATACTTGATAAACCTACTTTTACATTCCCTTCAGGTTATAACAATTATAGCGTTACTTCTGAATTAATTAATCCTTCAGTAGTTTTAAATTCAACCGGAAATCTTTATTTTGGTATAAATCTTGGACCAGTAAATATTTCATCGGGTAGTGGTAATTTTGGAGGAGCATATCAACTTTATATTGCTTCAGCTCCATCAACCACAAGCAATAGTCATTATGGCATATTTCAAGCAGGAACAGATGCTAATTATTTCAATGGAAATATAACAACTCCTAATTTAACTCTTACATCTGGTGGTGGTGGAAAAATTACATTTGCTGATGGCACTACTCAATCTACCGCAGCAACAGGCGGTGGTGGTGGATCAGTTAGTATTTCCGCTGGTACAGGAATTAGTGTAAGTCCAAGCCCAATAACCGGAACAGGATCGGTATCATTATCTTCCGCTTATGCTGGATATGGTATAGGTAATGTTAATGGAATAGCTAAAGGCAACGGATCGGGAACTATTGCTGCTGCTTCAGCAGGTACTGATTATACAAGTCCTACAGGATCAGAAAATTTAAGTAACAAAACAATTACTGGTTCAAATATTAATAGCACCAATGTTGGTTCATCAAGTCCTGCAACAGGTGCATTTACTACATTATCCGCATCTGGTACTGTTAATTTTACGGGAAGCGTAATTAATGCTTCGGGTGGTTATATTAATTTAACATCACCTACAGGTTCTCCAAGCACCTCTGGTCAAGGTCAATTAGGTGCGTATCCTACATTTGGATTAGAGCTTATAGGAAACGGAACTACCAGTGATATAGTATTACTTAACAGAGTAGGTGGTACTGCTTTATCAGTACCTGCTAATACAACTTTAATTAAATTATCAGTATATACAGTAAGCACATTACCATCACCAAGCGGAAATGCTGCTGCTGAATGTTTTGTAAGCGATTCAAACGCACCTAACGGCACAGGCTATGGTACAACCGTAGTTGGTGGCGGTGGTTATTTACGCAAAGTATTTTGTGACGGATATAACTGGATTCTCGAATAATTTTAAATCATGCCTACACAAGCTCCACAACTTCCTAGACAAACACCTGCTTTATTTTCTTCTTCAGCTCCTTCTTCTGTAGGACAATTTGGAAGTCTTGTTGCTGGTAGCCCTGCTTATAGCACAAACCCCAATACTATACAGGGAGTAAATTCCGGTTCATATTGGGCTGGTGGCTGGCCTTCAGCAGTAGTTGGCACAAACCAACCTGCATTAGAAGATATGAACGGATTGTTCTATTGGATATCCTATTATATTACTTATGCAATGCAGGCAGGCATACCTGAATATGATTCCAATACTGCATATTACACCAATAACATTGTAAGTTATCAAAATGGTGGAACTTACCCTTATGGTATTTATGTTAGTCAAACA